GTGTATTACCTATACTAAAAAAACGTCCACCTTTGCTTAAATTGCACTTCTGGCATAATACTTGCAAATTCTGGTCATTATCAGTCCCACCGAGCCTACGCGGTATTATATGGTCAACGTGTAACTTTCCGTTATCTTGACCGCATTGTTGACAGCAATATGAATCCCGCTTAAGTATCCTTTGCCTAATTTTCGCCCATTGACTTGAAGTTCCATTATCGACAGCGCTAGTCATTAGTGCCACCCCTTGTCCTTAAAGTGTTTGTATGCTAAGCAATAGTCACCTGAGTAACGACTCTTAACATATCTGATTCCCCAGTCTATTTGCGTGTAACCATCTAAGTTCTTTAGCTTCTCATTACGCAGCTGTGGTATGCCATAATGTGACCCGTTCTTAGCTCTACTATCGAACTTGGACTCCGCCATGTATAGCGCATAAGCGCATTGGTAATCCTTATCCTTGATGACTCGAGTATGTAAATATAGCTTGAATCTATCTTTAGATGATTGTGTATCAGCCCATGTAGGACTCGGTGTAGCCACCGCTAAACATAGTACGCCCGTTAGTAGGACTCGCCGCGAGCTAGCCCGTCGTCGGGCTCTCGTCGAGAGAGTGGATCGTACCGACCTAGTCAAATAGGTTGCAAGCATGAGCGTATTCTTGGGCGATTCCCACAGCGTGTGGATAACTTTCTTAATCTGTGGATAACTATTCATCGCACTTATGGGCTTGATCGTAGTTGAACGCACAGTAATAGCAGCCCATGTCCTCACCGCATTTGCGACAGGTATATTTGAACATAATCTCATTACAGCACAGCGCCAGATAGGTGCGATCGCTTATTCGGTAATGCTTATTATCAAACGGCATTAGTCATCGCCTCGTATAGCTTCGATGATTCGGGTCACTAACGCGCCCTCAGCTTCGTTACAGCACACTTCGCAAACGTGTAACGGCATGAACTTGAACTCAATATCTTTGGCAATATATTCTCTTAAGTCCTGAAGTATTGTTTTCATCTCTGGATTACTCATTTCTTATCCTTTCCCCAGCCAGTACCGCGAAAGATAACCGCTGGAGCTGAGAACACTCTGGCCATCGGGTAACTGCAACATAACGGCGATAGATCGCTATTACTCGGTATCGAGTGGCTCATTTCAAGTTCGCCACCGCATTGGTCGCACCTGTAAAGGTAACTAGGCATTGACTACCTCGCCGCCTACTGAAAGGTATGTAAAATCGCAATTTTGGCACACGATTTGGGCGATGGGTACGACGCCCGTTAGCACCATAACCTTAATATCTGGCGCTGTTTCGCAGCCGCATTTAATGTTAAGCTGAGGCATTATCACTCCCGACTAGGCATACTCCGAGAGTGCCGCATACTGTGCACTCAAGCGTCTTAACGCCTGGCGGAAGTAAGTCGGTCACGATCCGTTCAACCTGTAACGTTTCGCGCTTGCAGCGCCTACACTCAAATTTCAATTTGTCCATAATTAGACTCCCTTAGATTTTCCATAGAATTTAAATTACTTTGACTAATCCACCAGGACTCAAGTTTGTCATGTTTGAAACGACTGGTTTTAGCAGCTTTAATCGGAATCCAGCCCTTGATGTAATAGGTAGGACTTTCACCGCAAACGAGAACCGCTAAGTCCTCTACGCGATCGCGTGGCCTTAAGATCAAATGACCATCGAGCCAGGTTGTGTGTTTAATTTCGATTCGATTACCGAGATCGGCTCTTTCCTTGAACTTGTTAATTTCAAGTTTAAAATCCTTAATCTCGAAATACTTAGCGGCTGCTATTTCAGCTCCTAACGCCTCAGCTGTGCGTTTAATTGCGTCATGTATATTGCCACGCATTTCAGGATTCTGGAAATAGTAATTATCGACCCCTTTAGACTCGCAAAGGAACGCCGCAGCTGCCGCGGCAATTTCCTCATCTCGAGTTAAGGTTATTTTTGTTATTCCCATGTCGCACACGTCCGAACATTGTCTGGACATACCCATCCCTTGTAAGGCTTGCCAGTTTTACCGACTCCCTCTTTGCGAATCATTACCCCATGAGCGCATGATCGACCAGTAAGTATTCCGCCAATTTCAGCAACCGCTTGAGTCATGTCCCAGGGATCGTAAGAACCATTAGGTAGTGCTTCTTTAGGTGCGGCTACTACTGGACGTTCGACTCGCTTCATTTCCTCAAAAGATGGGCGATTCTGATTTTCGCTAAACTTACTTAATCCGCCAGTATGTAAAGCTCTACCGATTGCCGACGTGCTTCCGTTCTCAAGTGGAAAGCGATTAGCGCTTGATCTAATTTCCTCGGCGAAATCTGTCGCGAAAGGTAACTGGTCGGTTATTTCTTTGTAAATGTCCGTCTGGACGATGTAGCGAGTGCCGTCCTGAAATACGATCTTAACGTCGATTCTGCCGTTAGGGTATTTTACCCAGAATTTTTCGATCCGTTCAGCTACGGATTCGTAACCCTCTAGTGGGATTGCCATTAGTAACTTCTCACGCGATCAGTAGCGGCACGAAGCCCAGCTGCTCGACCTCGATTAAAGCCGTCTTTGACGCCCTCTTTAAACCCGATAGTCCAGCCGACTAGAAACCAGCCAATAGACGTAGCGATAACTACCACCGCTAATTCCAATATAGTAAACATGTTAGCTCCCGATTCTGGGAACGACTTATTCGCTCCCTAGTTATAGGGTGAACTAAATGTCTGACAATTTCAAGCCTTACGCGTATTTAACGGCGTGTCGAATTGCTTAAGATCAAACTATAAATCTCATCGACTCGAACTTCGAGTCTGGAAACCTGATCCTTAACGCTTGAGCCAGAATTAGGCTTTAGCTCGCTTAGGTAGTATTTAACTAAGTGTCGCACGACCGCTGTAAATGCCGCCATGAGCGTGACCATAGCCACGCCCATCGCAGCCCAGTCGTTAGCGTTCACTCGCTTTAGCGCCGAACGTAACGTCTTTAGGATTCAGGTAACGCATTAGTAGCGGAACGACGCCAGCGAGAAACCCATACGCCAATTTTTTGGGATCGGTTTCGCCTGTCATGTAAACGGCTAACGCTCCTGCGAGCGCTGATCGTCCATAACTAGCAGCCATAGCCTTTAGCTCTTTCATTACTGTTCTCCTATCCCTAGCGCCTTGATTAGCTCTAGGACTTTTTTTGGGCTTACGTTTATTTCGAAGTGCATTTCGTCGGGACGATTCTTGTAATCGCCGCCCCAGAATAAACCATATTTTTTAGCAAGTGCGCGAATCATTGGGACTTTCTCAGCGGGAAACGTGCCGATTTTTCCGAGTGGGTGTTTAGTCGCGTTAAGGTCGATCGCCGTTGCAGACGCGTGATTGCTTAAACGATCAGTCGATCCGCGAACGTTTCTAAATGCGTAGCCCCAGTCGTCAAGCTGTCCGCCATCTAGCGGCTCAATCAGCTCGTTAAATTCTTTACAGAATCCCACGATTAAGGGTGCTACAGCTTCCGCGCAACGAATTTTTAAATGGGTGCCTGGTATCGCGTAAGACTTGACATGGATCGACTCAGGTTTAGCCGAAGCTTCCCAGCCGTTATAGCTTGTTAGTTTCATTTAGATTCCGAGAGCTGCTTTAAGATCGTTTACAGATAAACCGACAGACGCTAATTTTTCGTCAATTGTTAATTCTTTAGCTGGTAAGGGATTAGCGATAGCCTTTTCGATTTGGGTTTTAGTTTTCTTTTCATCTGTAAGCCAAACAATGTCCGCAATATCCTCGCCAGTGAGAGTCCACTCTTTAGCACCTAAGTCCTCAAGTGCTTTAACAATTTGTGCGTGTGTTGTAGTCATTAGTACACCTCTAGTGATCGAATTTGAGAACCTGTGAAACCGACTGTGTCGTTGTAATTTGTATAAGTAAAACCGCCGTTAATGCGTACCTGTAATTTGTACGTTTGAGATGACGCCGCGACGTTTGTATCGGTTACTTCGAAATGTTGAATATCGTATAAACCGCTGGAATTAAAAGATGTAGCACGATAAAAAATCGCTGTCGCACCTCTTAAAATTTGCCACTCAACATTTGCCCCAGTTGTGCCGACTGTGTAGCAAAAATCTATTCCAATAGTAATTTTATTAGTGGCTGAAACTGGCGTAAATGTTAGCGTGTAACCTGTTACGTCTACAAACGAAGCCGAAGTAGTTGTGAAAGTGGCTGCGACGTTTGCCGAGCGCATGACGGGAAATGTGCCGCTTGAAATTGTTTTCCACTCTGGAGCGGTAGCGCCAGAATTAACGGCTAGAACTTGATTTGCTGTGCCAATTCCTAAACGTGTAACCGCAGCTGATCCAGTCGCGTAAATTACGTCGCCCGCTGTGGTAACTGTTGATTTAGGTATAGCGGCGTTAGCTGTTGTCTGAGCTGTTCCCGCTGCTGTATTCGCCGTATTCGCTAAGTCGTAAGCTGATTTAGTAGCTGTTGGAGTTGACGCTAAAACGCTCGATGTCGTCGATGTTGAGTCGCTAAGTTGAACAACGCCTGACGCGCTTGTTGAAGCCGCACTCACGCCAATAGTTACAGCGCCCGAAGTTCCGCCACCTGTAATCGGTGAGGTTACGTTAACGGCTGTAATGTCGCCCACGTCATTAGTGATCCATGTGAAATCCATGTCTGTATTAGTCGCCTTAGACAGGATTTGACCAGTCGTTCCGCCCTTTAGATCAGCCATCGACGTATCGACCGCCTGACCAAAGACTTCAAAATCAGCTGGTAAATCGGTTACCAAATCCGTCGGCGTTGGCATTTGCCAGCCGAAGTTACTCGTTGGGTTTGTCATGTTTTCTCCTTATGCCACTACTAGCGCGGTTTCCCACGTTAGCGATCCAGTTATAGTATTCCACGATTCTCCGATAGGTACTTGCTCCCACGACATAGCTTGAAGTGAATAACTAATCGGCGAAAGATTTAGAGTTACGGATATTTCATTATAGGCAGCCTTAAACGTCCAGCCTTCGACGAATCCTAGAAAGGTTCCCGACGCCATATTTGGCGGTAAGTTGCTAATTCGTAGCGGTAAGCCCATAAATACGTTAATAAGCGAATCACGATCGGCGTCGTCTAGCTCTGGATTTGTAAGCTGGTAAGTGATCGACGTAAAGTTAGCTTGAGGCGTAGCTCTTAGGGTTAGGTAAAAATCAGCTTGATCTTGCGCGTCCGCCGCGTGTTTAACTGTCGTAGTTATAACCTGGGCTAGACGTCCGTAAATGTCGATTGAGTTAATGTCCTCGGCGCTTACTTCATTGTTTGAGTTAGTGTTATATTTTAAAGTTACGTCATTTCGTACGTCGCCCGCTCGAGTCTGAATCTTAAGCCCGTTAAATAGCGCCTGATTAGCTGTAACGTCTGTATAGCCATTAGTGGCTAAATAGATCGAACGATGAGTCGAGTCTGCATAAGATATGAGCCCAGTCGCCGATTCGTATATGTAACCTAAACCGCTCGTCGCAAGGGCCGAAACCAGGGAATAAATATCTGTTCGACTTGATGATCGCTGTGCTAGCTCATAATTTCCTGGTCGATCTATCTCGCCTAGTCCCACGTTCTGAGCATTAGCCCAGGTTTCCGTCGGATCGTAGTTATTCCATTGTAAAGCTGCTGGAACTTCGCCCCAGTTATTTAATAATAAGTCCTGTAAAATTTCCCAGATTTGATCGCCGTCGAAATCTTGATTTAGAACGCCATCGGTTAGCGCTTTAGGTAAGCGGCTTAGGGCTCCTAGCGCTGTAATGTTTAGGGTTTGATTTATTGCTACGTTACCAGCTGTCGAAACTTCGATTCCGAAGTCGACGACAGTTCCGCCAAATATGGGAACGTAAGTTGCGGTCGAATCTTGCAGCTCGATCGAAACTGAGTCGTTTATGTTTATGTTAACGATTGCTTGATTTAGGTTAATCAGTTGTAAATTACAGTAGCCCGCTTGCGCTTGCTCGTAAATGTTATTTCGACCGCTGGCGATGGATAGATTCGCTAGAACGTAAGTCGTATATTCGACGCCTTGAATCTTTACGCGCCAGACTGGGTTGAATACTGTCATGTCACTAACGCCCTAGCGCCATTAGTTCCGCGATAAAAACTGTCATTTAAAGTGTTAACGATTGTTCGAGCTGTTCCCTCTTGATCTATTGCTCCAGATACGTTCACGTTAATAGTCGTAGGCGGCGTAAATCCTGCTTCAGCTTGACGAATAGCAAACATACGTTCTCCGACACTTGTCCCTACTGGTACGACTGGCGGAATAAATCCTGATTCTCTTTGACGGATTGCAAACATGGCTTCTCCGATGTTGCCTGTCGTTCCACCGAGTCCGGCCTTGAGTTCATCTTTAACAACGGCGCTCGCGGTTGCCGCGCTAGCTGCTGCGGCTGTCTTTGTAATTTGTGCGGTTTCTTTAGCTACTTGTTTAGCCACGTCGCCGACCTCTTTAGCGATTTCATCTTTAACCGCTTTGGCTGCTGCTGGCGTAACTGTTGTAGCTTTAGCGCCTTTAGATAATACGACGTCTGGAATTAGTGCTATATCTTTTCCGCCAAATAAATTATTTACCGCGTTATAGCCTTTAATAAGTAAGTTAATTACGTCGATCGCTAAGTTAATTCCAGCGACGACTCCCGAAATAGCCAGGCTAACGCCGTCGATAATTAGTCCGACTCCCTTAAAGGCTAAACCCAAAGTCGTTCCGATAATTGGTGCAAGGATTTTCGCAGCTCCACCGATGACTCCAATTACCGCGCCTAAAAATGTAAATACCGCGTTATTGTCCTCGACGAAGTTTTTTAACTTTTCAAATACTGTGTTAAGCCCGTTAATGACTGGAGTTAACGTAGCCTTAAAAATTGGGACTAAGTAATCTTGGACGAATCCCCAAAGAGCTTTGATTGCTGGAAGTAGTGTGACACTTAGCAGTCCTGCGTAATTTGTAAATAGCGGAACGATGTTTTTAGTGAAATAATCCCATAAGTCGGTAAATACTGGGATAAGTGAATCGTTTACGAAATCACCAATACTTTTAAAAACTGGCTGTAATTTTTCGCCGACTTCGCCCGCTAATTTTGTAATGACTGGAATTACCTTATCGACGAATAGCGTAACTAACGGAGTGACCGCGTCGAGAACGAACGATCCGACTGTTTCTTTGCCCTCGTCGAACGCCAGCTTTAAACGATCCATCTTGCCCGCGAACGTTTCCGCTTTTTCAGTAGCTTGGCCGCCGAAAGTTTCAGCAAGCTTTGCGGTAATTTCGTCAAGGCTCATCGACTTAAGATCAGCTGCCGCAATACCAATTCCGAGTTTTCCGAGCGCCCCTGTATTACCCTCGACGGCTTTACCTAACGCATTAGATACCGCCTCGAGTGACTTACCTGTACCCGCTGAAATGTCAAAGGCTAAACTAGCTAGTTTCTGAGCTTCTCCGACGTCGCCAGTCGCTCGGGTTAATCTTTCTAGCGCTGGACGTAATTCCTCGTCCGTAATGCCTAGCGACAGCCCTTGAGTGGTAATCCAGGACTCAGTAGCCGCAATTTGTGCGTCGGTCGCGCCTGTTACGTTTGTTAAAGTAGTCGCGAGCTTGGCTTGAGCTGCCTCGTCCTCGATCGCCGATTTAACGCCATCGACTAGCAATACTCCAGCATAAGCAAGTGCAGCTGCTCCAGCTACGGCGAACGCAGCTCCAGCTTTAGCGCCGAAGCTGCCTAACTTGCTTCCGAAAGAATCTGTATCGTCGCCAGCTTGAGTAAGTCCCTTTTTTAGATTATCGACGTCCGCAAGGATTGAGAGCTTTAATGTTCTTGATCCATCGCCAGCCATTAGTCGAACCTCTTAACTATTGAAGTAAAAGCCTTTTCCCACTCAGCTATCAGATAACTTTGCTCAGCTCGAAGTGTTGGGTAAATGAAATATCCCGTCGATCCTCGACCTGTTGATCCCGACCAGATCGGGAATTGCTTAAATTTATTCGATCCAAATTCTGAGCCGCCCCATAATTGTTGAGTCGTCGCGCCGCCGCTAAATTTCTGAGCTGCATAACCGAAACCGATCTCGCCAATTTTGGACGACTTACTAACCCGCGAACCCTCAGCTATTCGACTTGCGACTGGCGCGGAATTTAATTGACTAGCTGCCGAGATGACCTTGCCCTGTAAATAACTAGCAAGCGCTCCAGATTGAGTCTTAGCTTGAGAGATGGCTTCATCGTCCATCGCCTTAAAAGCCCCAGTAATGGCGCGAAGTTCGGCTTTGTCGTACTGGACGACGTCCTTACTTTCCGCCATTTCGCTTCTCCATTATCTCGAGCGCTGCCAATATATCCGCCGCGTCCACCCACTCACTCATCGGAATTCCTGTCGCGATTGACAGTTCTACGATTAGATAACTTAGGCTTCCTCGGCTGTGACTTTTGGGACTTCGTCATTTCCGACAGTAATATCGACGACAGTATCGCACCAAATTTCATAAGGCTTAACGGGCTTGCCCGCTGCCTCACGTCGTAAAGCGTTCCATGCCAGAAACATTAAGTCGGAAATTCCGATCTTTTCTTGCGCCTGTTGAATTGTAAATCCTGTTTTCTGTTCCCACTTCGCGAACTCAGGGGGCTGAGCTGTTGTCGTAGTAACTTTTCCGTCGTTCGTTTCGATCTGGATTTGAAGTTTCATGCTCCCGATTTCTTTTCTTTAGAGTGTTGGTGTGGTTACGCAAGTGAAGCTGAGCGATACTGTCTGAGCGTCTGGAGCTGTTCCGCCAGCGCTAGGGAATATCGGTTGAACGTCAAAGTTAAATACTGATCCGCTTGCAGCTGTAAACACGACTGAAAGTGGAGTATTTGGAGCGCTGTCTGCCGCGTTCCAAAGTGAATTGCAAAGTGATCCGCCAGCTGTCCAGTCCGCAAGCATTTCGACCGCGAAAGTACCCTGAGAATCAGTAGTGTAATAAGCCTTACCATCGAGAGTCTGATAAGTGTTAATCGTTGACTCGATTGTAAGTGTTGCGCTTGTTGCTTGTGCGTCATAAGTAGCACCCTCGATGGTGAAAGTTATGTCGCGTCCCGTTACGATTGTTGTTGGCATTTGTTCTCCTAGTTTTCTTGTTTGTAGTAAGTGCTAACGTCAATATCCGAAGTAAGGAAATTACTCGAACCTAACGTAGTAATCGACGGACGCGAAACGTCGCCGACAACGTATCCCGACGGAATAGCCGCGAGAATTTGTAGTGATAGCTTCTCGAGATTATCGAGAGCGCCAGCGTTATTGTTGAACGCGACGGCGGCTGTAATTGTAAAATTTATTTTAACTTGAACTGAGCTGCTAATTAGTGTCGTTTCAAGATACGGCGTTCCTGGAATAATGATTGCGGCTGGGGCGATTAGTGCTTCGGGAACTGACTCGTAAACCGACGCAGCTACGCCAGCGAGAGCGGTCGCTAGCGGTGCGCGAACATTGGCTTGAATTGAAGTCGGCATTATTGAGCCATCGTTTCCATGTCAATAAACGGAGCTAATAATCCGACGACTCGATTCTGTAATGATCGACCTAACACGAACGGGCTAGGTTGGAAATCTAATTGAGCCGTCGTGTTGCCTGGAGCCGTTATTGACTGAAAGACTTCAACCGATACGACTAGCAGCGCCGACTTTACGGGTGCTACTCCTGAATATAAGTCCTCGGCTGTTGAGCCGTTTAATACCGCTAATCCAGCGGGAATCTTAGGTGTAAAAATTTGATCTGGTGCAGCTGTTGCGGTTGTGAATATGTATGGCGCGATTCTGTGATCGTTAACTGTGACAGTTAAATCGAACGCGGCTCCGCAACCCGAAATGATTACAGCTTGACCAGGGACGAAATAGTTAATTCGTTGAGTCGTATAGAACGCCATGCCATCTTTAACTTCGATCCCTGTAATTGCGGACTGATAGCCAGTTAGTAACGGCAAGATCGCACCCTCAGCGCTTGCGATCATAAGATCGAGATATGCGTCAGAGTAAAGAGAAACGCTAACGCCTAGCACGTCACGAAGTTCCGTAGCTGTAACTATTGGCATTAGCGTTCCTCTCTAGATTCTGCTCGGTCGCCTCGGGAGCGAAACGACCGATGATTATTTATTTTTTAGACTTGGTTCCAGCAAGCGCCGAAAGGAATCTTTGGAGCGATTGCGGCATATCCGTAATACAGAATGTCGATGGTTCCGTCTGAGTTAACGTTAGTACGCAGCTCAAAGCGTGGGGACTCATACCATGTCCACGCGTCTGGGTTGATTACTACCATTGAGTTATCGCCGACTGATGTTGTAGCTCCAGCGTTTCCGATTGAACGTGAAACGAATAGATTTAAACCTGGAGAAACTACGCCGCGAAGTGAATCGCCGCGAACGTTACCAGCTGCGTTTGATGGCTGGGCTGCGTTGTATAACGGAGCTCCATTATCGTTGTAACCCATGATGTTAGTCCATTGTCCTGGGCTAACTACTAGGTTACGAGCAAAGCCTAGTGAGCTGTTATATACAGCGCCAGCGGCTTGTGATGTATAGCCTAAGAATCCTGAAGCTGTGTTTGCGTTAACGCCTGTTGATTGACCAGCCGCAACGATTGTGCCTGTTGCAAACTCATCTGTAACTTTAGCGTAAGCAAATTCCAAATTCTGGAGTAATGCTGTTAGGTAACTTGGATCTGATCGGTCGATGAGTTCGATTGTTGAAATTGCGCGACCCTTAAAGCTGTTAACTGGTACTGAAATGTAAGTCGCGCTCAGATTTGATTCTGTAATTGCAGCATTTTCAGCGATGTTACTTACAGTCGGGACAGCTGTGACCTTTGGCAATTCGAAAGTCATACCAGTAGCACTAAGAGCTTCACGAGATAGCGCGTCGATCATGCCGCGATCCGCGTTAGCTAGTGCGTTGATAACTGTACGGCTTTGTGGTGTTGGAACCATGCCTGGAGCTGTTGATGTTGTGTTATCGGCAGCCTTGACATATTGGCGAGCGTCCTCGTCGTGTAAAACTGACGCCTTAAGTGAATACTGTAAATAAGAAACCTTATCGACGATTGGTGAACGTGGCGCGGTGTACGCCATTGGAACGTGTTTAGACGCTTCTACCGATGTTTCGGCAGCAGCGGTTTCGGTAGTGTCTGACACTTTTTCTCCTTCAGTTGTTGGATTTGTTTCTTCTGTTTCCTCATCTAGGGGATCAGAATTTTCATCTGTTGATTCGACTTCCTCATCGGTTTCAGTTTCGCTTGCGGCTACGCTTGAAACTCGGGCGCTGTCGATGGCGGGTTCGCTGACAAGGCTTACCTCATCGAGAGAACCTTTAGCTACTACTAATACTCCATCTATAAAATCATGGGCGTTAACTTTAACTCCTACACTAAAACCATCGCGCAAACCTGTGGCTGCCTCTATGAGTGCGTCGTTGCCCGCTGTTGTTTCCGCGATCTTAAATGTCGCGTCGATTCCCTGTTCGGTTGCGGTCATAGATAGAACCTTTCCGATTGGTCGAGTGCGATCGTGTTCAAGTAATAATTTAACGTTTTTAGTCGCGATAGATTCTGGCTTAAACGTCGTTAGTCCAGCTGACGTCGATCCAGTTTCGTTCCAGGTTACGACGCGTCCCGTAATTGTGCGAGATTCGCTATCGGCTGACGTAATTTGTAGCGGCATGTTTAGCTTCATTTAATCATTTCCTCAGCTTGTCGGATTTCCTCGACGCTGATTGCGCCGATTTCAAATAATGTTTTGTAAATTGCTACTCGTTCGGCTTCACTTCCGCGCAAATAATCCTCTAGTCTAAAATTGACTGTCTGAGTTGACGGCGTAAAATCTGGCATGCTAAGTCTGGTGCTAATACTTGTCATTAGTGGAATCAGCGAGAAATCTAAAAGAGTTTTACGCGTTACGTTAGCGTTTGAGTAAGTCATGCTCGATCCAGTTTCCGCGTCAACGTAGAACGCGGGAATTCCGATAGCGCGAGCTAATTCTGTTGCGATATACGAACGAGCTGCCGCCAGCTGTAACTTTTCAGGATCGAAGCCGACTGTTTGTAATTCGACGTCCGCATTTAGAAAAGCGGTTGAGCGATTACGTCGAGCGACGCCCCATGACTCAAGTAATTTTGCAATTCGATCAGCTGGTAACGCTGTTCCGTTTGATTTTAATACCATCGACGGGACAGGTTCGCGAGCATAGTTTGCAGCTGCTCGTTCAAGTTCCGCGCCTGTTCTAATTGTCCGACCAGCGCGATTTAATAATCCTTCATCGTTTCCGTAAAACACGACAAGCGATCCGACGCCTGAATCAGGAATTTGTTTTCCGTCGATCGTGTAATACATAACTTCGGTTCCGTTATTGTTTAAAAAGACGCCGACGCGTGTTGGGACAATTCGTTGAACGGAACGAATTCGCATAGTGTCGGCAAAGAGTTCGGTTATTTGCCAATAGGCATAACCATAAAATAATAAATCCTCAGCTGTCCAGACATAAGTTGCGCTACCAGGTACGCGTGGATCGGGATCACGAATTACGCGGGGCGCTGGCACTTCGAACCCCGTCGTATTGTCCCTAAGCTGTAACCCGATCGAAGCGATGGACGAACATATGATCCCGCGAGCACGTGCGATCGTGGGAACACTCATAGCTTCCTCGCGCGTAGCCTGAGTAGCGCCGCCGTTAAAGGTATATATCGAATCCAGCGCGAATACAGGTGAAAGCGAAGCCTCAATATCCGAATTTTGAGATGGCGCTACCGCTTCAACCTTTGACGCAAAGAGATCACGAATACCCATGCGCCAATTCTTACAGACTTATAGCACTACGCCGTCATAATATCGAAGTCCATCTCTGGGCGTGTCGCAAAGTGTGTAACTAACGCCGTCGCTACCGCCGCGCAAACCGCAGCTTGCGAAGCTCGACGTCCAATAACCCAGCCGCCGTCGCCGCGCTTTAATTGGACAGCTGAAAGAATCTGTTTAGTTAAATCCGACTGTCCTCGATGGCGTAATCGTCCCGAGTTAATCGCACCGAGCAGCTCGTCGCAGCTTTGCGGGTAAACCGAGTCCATGTCAAAGATCGGAATCCCAGCGGGCTGGAATCTAGCCGCAACCGCGCCCGAAGTTCGTCTTGAGTAGAGCAAGTATTCGAGCGGATACTTCCGACAGTATTTAGCCGCCTCGTTAGCGATCTCTCGATCGTCGAGCTGGACGGAATTTTCCCAGGTATGAAGTAGCTTTACGACGAAGCGCTCATCGCCTAATTTTTGAGCTCCGACTAACGCGCAGAATTTGCGATCGGGCGAAATATCTAGCGCAAGCCATGTCAGCTTTTCAGGATCAAGATCGACGCTTTCATCGTGGCAATTATTCCACTCGTTTGCTCCGATAATGCTTGAGATGGTTTGCACCCATCGGCATAAGACTTCGGTTTGTACGACTTCGGGCGGATCATTTAAAACGGCCTGAATATTCTGGATATTTATTGTATGACCAATGGCTGGATTTGCTGCCAGCCAATTTGATTCGAGCTGAATATCGTCCGTCGGTGCGCTCCACTCGAAATACCCGATGTCGTCATTAGCTCCAGCGGCCGCCGCGAGTCCACGTTCTCGGAACGCGTTTAGAACGACCGAGTGAGAGTCGCCCGCGTTTGTGTAGCTCATAATCATAGGATTTTTTGCGGCCATAAGGGTATAGCGAAGCGACGCGTAAGATTCTAAATCTTTCATCTCTCGAAGCTCGTCTAAATGGATTGCCGATGGCGCGGACACGCCTCGAGCAGCTGAGCCGCCAGCCTTCACGATAAATCGGTTAATTTGACCCGTCGTACCTTTGACTTCCATTTCCTCGGAGCCATGACTCCACCTAATACGCTGGACGCGCTTAGATAGCATTTCTGAGCTCTCGATTAGGTTTACCAGCTGCCTAAATTGCTCCAGGGACGTGGCTAATCTATGAGCTGATCCAATTTGAAGTGGCTCGTCCCATAAAAATAAACCGCCTAAAATTCGTATTTGCTGGAGAAAACTCTTACCATTTTGGCGCGCAACGACTATGCAATTAGTCGGAGTAGCCCAGCGTCCATCGGGTTTGTATTTGTGAGTGTGCTCAAGTGCGAATTTTTGCCAGGGCATAAGTCCGTCTGGAAGTATGTCAGCTGCTAAATCTATGAGATCGAAGCCCCTAGATGGTAAATCGTTAAGCTGAGTGTGGATTCTAGGGGTCGGTGAGCCATAAGTGGCAGCTGTTGTCGTCGGTAAAACCGATAGCAGCCGATTAGAGCCTATCTCGTCGGGTAGTTGACCGATTATGACCTGATCGCCTTTAGTCATGACTTACGCTAACGTTTTCAGGGATATTTAGATCATAGATCGGAAGAGCAC